TGGTTCATTGTCTGAAGCCCTAACAATCAATTTTGGCATTATTCACGTTGCACAACTGTGAACGAAGCAGCCCTAAAAGCTAGGATTGAACTCCTGACTGCCCAGGCCCGTCAAATGGAACAAAACCTCCAGGCGATCGGCGGGGCGATCCAGGACTGTCAATATTGGTTAACCCAACTGGAGCAAAGCAATGCCGCTGATCCGATCAATGACACCCAAAGCGTTGAAGGCTAATATCAAAAAAGAGATAGAAGCTGGCAAGCCGCCCAAACAAGCGGTGGCTATTGCTTATTCTGTAAAGCGGGAAGCTGCCAAGAAGCCAGCTAAAAAGAAATGACTAAGCACGACAAACCCATAGCTCACAAGACCACGGGAAAGGGTAAGACCTACAACCCAACGGACAAGGGCGCGGGCATGACCGCTAAAGGCCGTGCAGAATACAACGCCAAGAACGGCAGCCACTTAAAGCCGCCAGCACCTAATCCGAAAACCAAAAAAGACGAAGGCCGCAAAGCCAGCTTTTGCGCCAGGATGGAAGGTGTAGTCAAAAACGCCAAAGGCCCAGCAGAACGGGCCAAGGCATCACTAAAGAACTGGAACTGCTAATGAAGCCTGGACTCTATGCCAACATCCACAAAAAGCAGCAACGCATAGCCAACGAAAAGGCCGAAGGCAAGCCCGTAGAACGTATGCGTTCGCCTGGCACTAAAGGCGCACCCACAGCTGCAGCATTCAAACAATCTGCTAAGACAGCCAAAAAGTGAAAATTACTCAAAAGAAGGTCACAGAACTAATTCCTTATGTAAAAAACAGCCGCACCCACTCTGACGAACAAGTGGCACAGATAGCGGCAAGCATTAAGGAATTTGGCTGGACTAACCCAATACTGATAGACGGGGACAACGGCATCATTGCGGGGCATGGCAGACTTTTAGCCGCCCGCAAGCTAGGCCACAAAGAAGTTCCCACGATTGAATTAAAAGACCTGACCGAAACCCAAAAGAAGGCATACATCATTGCCGACAACCGCTTGGCGTTAAATGCTGGGTGGGACAACGAGATGCTGACCATAGAGTTAAACGACTTACTGGCAGACGGCTTTGCCTTGGACATACTAGGCTTTGACCCAAAAGAGATAGCCGCTTTGCTAGAGCCAGAGGTAGTGGAAGGGCTAACAGATGAAGATGCAGTTCCAGCAATACCAGAAGAGCCAGAAACTAAACTGGGTGACATTTACCAGTTGGGCAACCATCGGCTAATGTGTGGGGATAGCACCAGCATTGACGTTGTGGATAAATTGATGGATGGGCAAAAAGCCGACATGGTGTTCACAGACCCGCCTTATGGAGTTGATTACGATGGCGGTCATGCAACCGACAAAAGACGCACAAAATTAGAAAATGACGATAAGACTCATATGTATGCTGGCGCATTGCCAATAGCATATATGGCATCAAAAGATGGTGCGGCTTTATATCTTTGGTTTGCAGATAGATTTGCCAAAGATGTGCTTATTGCATTGGATGAGTGCAACTTTCAAGTAAGAACATGGATTATTTGGAATAAAAACTTAGCCCAATTTGGTGCTATTGGGGCGCAATACAAAACCAAACATGAACCATGTATTTATGCGTTTAAAAAGGGAAAAGCCCCATTTTGGAATGGCCCAAACAATGAAGTAACTGTATGGGATGTAAAGCGTCATTCTAAAAATGAGTTTCACCCAACACAAAAACCCGTTGAACTGCCAGTTAGGGCTATGGAAAACAGCAGTAAAGGTGGCGATATAGTTTTGGATTTATTTGGTGGGTCAGGTAGCACATTGATTGCTTGCGAGAAAATAAACCGCCACGCTAGGCTAATGGAACTAGACCCAAAGTATTGCGATGTAATAGTAAAGCGGTGGGAAGACTTTACAGGCAAGAAAGCCGTATTGTTGACAGAAGTAACCGAAACTGCTTAAATTCCCCTCTATAAATGAATTACGAGCATATTCCTACCGATGAATCCCGCAAAATGGTCGAAAGCACCAGCGGGTTAGGCTTGCCCCATGAACAAATAGCCATATTGGTGGGCATAGACGATAAAACCCTACGCAAGCATTACCGCGCTGAGCTGGACATGGGCAAGGCAAAGGCCAACGGGCAAATAGCCAAGACGCTATTTTCCAAGGCGGTAGGGGGTGACACAACCAGTCTAATTTGGTGGACAAAAAGCCAGATGCGTTGGTCCGAAACTGTACGCAATGAAATGACGGGCGCAGATGGTAAAGAGTTAACAGGCATCCAGGTCACATTTGTAAAGCCAAATGAATGACATAGTTAGCCAGGCGCTAGCAAAAGCGGAATTCCCAATTAAGCTCAAGGGCTTGTTTGAGAAAAGCCGTTATAAAGTCGCTTACGGTGGCAGAGGGGGTGCAAAAAGTTGGGGCATAGCCCGCGCTTTACTGATCAAAGGCGCTAAAGAACCGATGCGTATCCTATGCGCTAGGGAATTCCAAACATCAATTAAGGATTCGGTCCACAAGCTGCTATGTGACCAGATCGAAGCACTTGGGCTGCTAGGGTTCTATGAGATAACCCAAAACAGCATCCGCGGCAAGAACGGAACAGAGTTTGCGTTTGCGGGACTTAAAAACAATATTGCCAATATTAAATCTTATGAAGGCGTTGATATAGCCTGGGTTGAAGAAGCTCAAACAACCAGCCGCTTATCCTGGAACATTTTAATTCCTACCATCCGTAAACAGGATAGCGAGATATGGATTAGCTTTAACCCAGAGCTGGAGACAGACGAAACATATCAGCGCTTTGTGTTAAAGCCGCCCGCGGACTGCATTCAGATCAAAATCAATTGGAGCGATAACCCCTGGTTTCCCGAAACCCTAATGCTGGAAAAGGACGCATTGAAAGCCCGCGATATGGAAGCATACAACCAGGTTTGGGAAGGCCTATGCCGCCAATCAGTCGATGGGGCAATATTTGCCAAGGAGCTGCAGCAAGCAGAAATAGACGGACGGTTAACCAAAGTCCCGTATGACGCAACCAAACCAGTTCATGCCGTGTTTGACCTGGGATGGGCCGATAGCACAGCTATCTGGTTTCTGCAGTTTGTGGGCATGGAAACTAGGCTAATCCGCTACATTGAAGACAGCCAGAAGACCATTAGCCATTACCTGGCAACAATGCAAACGTTTGGCTATGTGTACGAAAAGGTGTGGCTGCCACATGATGCGGAGAATAAAACCCTGGCTGCAGCTGGTCGGTCTATTGATGACATAGTGCGGGCAGCTGGGTTTAAGACGCAGATATTGCCCCGTGTGCCGATTCTGGATTCGATCAACGCTGCCAGGACCATATTCCCCAGCTGCTACTTCGACCGCGATAATGCTGCCGAAGGGATTAATTGCTTACGCCACTACCGATATGAAGTCGATCCAGTAACGGGCCAGTTCAGCAGAACCCCGCTGCATGACCACTACTCGCACGGGGCGGACGCATTCAGATACATAGCGCTAATGATTAAAGAACCAGGACCTAAAAAGGCCAAGGCCCAAGTTGCAATGGTTGCTGGTTGGATGGGATAATTAATTAAAGAGGTACACCAATGGCACGAACAAACGAAGCTAAAGACGAACGCATCCAGAAGGCAATAGACTTTTGGCATTTGAGCAATGATGCGGACTCTATGAACCGCGCCGAAGCTTTGCAAGATATTAAGTTTGCAGCTGGCGACCAATGGCCCGTGGAGATACAGAACTCGCGCAACCTGGAAGCCCGCCCGTGCCTGACGATTAATAAGATCGATGCGTATATCCGCCAGGTGACAAACCAGCAGCGTATGCAGCGCCCCAGGATCAAAGTGCAGCCAGTAAATAACCTGGCAGATTACAAGATCGCCCAGGTGATCGAAGGCATGACCAGGCATATCGAAGTCAATTCAAACGCTGACACCGCCTACGACACGGCATTTGACTACGCGGTTCGGATGGGCTGGGGCTACTGGCGCATTAACACCCGCTACGTCAGCGAAGATTCGTTCGACCAGGAAATCTACATCGATACGATCGACAACCCATTTACCGTTTACTTCGACCCCAATTCAATATTGCCAGACGGATCGGACGCTGAAAAGTGCCTGATCACGACCGTGATGGATAAGAAGATATTTAGGGAATATTACCCAGACGCGGACGATGGCGCTAACTTTACCCAGCGATCTACGGGTGACGACACAGCCAGCTGGATCACAAAAGAAGATATTCGCATAGCCGAATACTTCTATATCGAACGCGAACGCGCAAAGCTTTACCAGCTGAGCGATAACACGGTCCACTTTGCCGATTCTGCTAACTTCTTCGAAAAGGTCGAAGCAATGGGCTTGACCGTTGAAGACGAACGCGACACATTCCGTAAGGCGGTTAAGTGGTGCAAGATGACCGCCCTGGAAATCCTGGAAGAGAAAACCTGGGCTGGCAAATATATTCCCGTTGTGCCGTGCTATGGCGCACAAGTAATCGTGGACGATCGCCGCAAGCGCTACGGCCTGGTTCGCTTTGCTAAAGACCCGCAGCGGATGTATAACTTCTGGCGCACTAGCATGACCGAATCGATCGCGCTAGCACCAAAAGCCAAATGGCTGCTGGCAGAAGGCCAGGACGAAGGCCACGAAAACGAGTGGGCATTAGCTAACATCAAATCCAGCCCCGTCCTACGCTATAAGCAAAAAGACATTGAAGGCGTGGCAGCACCCGTTCCGCAAAGGCTGCAGCCAGAACCGCCGCCCGCGGGCATTATGGAAGCAGCTGGCGCTATATCTGCCGATCTGCAAATGGTCCTGGGCATACTTGACCCCAACCAGCTGCCAACGGGCAACATATCGGGCAAGGCATTAGCTGGGCAGCAGAACCAGGTGGATTTGTCTAACTTCCACTTCTACGACAACATGACCAGATCGATCCGTCACACAGGCAAAATCATCCTGGATTTGATCCCGCACATCTACGACACAAACCGCGTGATGCGAATCATTGGATCGGACGGGCAGCCAGATATGACCACAATCAATGAGAAAACCGAAGTGGGCCAAGTGCTAAATGATGTGACGGTCGGCGAATACGATGTCGTGATGGATACTGGACCAGGATTCCAAACCAAGCGCCAGCAAGCAGTCGAAGCAATGATGCCGCTGCTAACAGGCAATGAGCAGCTATTTAATATTGCTGGCGACCTGGTGTTTAGAAATATGGATTTCCCTGGTGCGGACGTAATTGCGGACCGCCTAGCATCCATGAACCCAATGGCCCAAGTGGATCAAAAGTCGGACGTTCCGCCCCAGGTTCAAATGGAATTGGCAAACAACAAAAAGCAAATGCAAGAAATGCAGCAGCAGCTCCAGGCCGCGCAATTGGAGATCAACAACCGCGGTCAGGTGGCGCAGATACGCGAAGAAGGGGCAACCAAGCGCAAGCTTATGGAAGTCACCGCCAAGGCGCACAACACCGAAACAATGGCGGAAGTCAAAGTCAACGACCAAAACACCCGTGCGATTACCAGCCAAAACAAGACCGAAATCGATGCGATTGTCGAATTGTTGCTGCATCACATGGACACAAGCCGCCTAATGCGCGAGATAGACAAGCGCAACATGGAACAAGGCCAATATGCAACGATTGCAGCGTCAGACATTGCAGAAGGCGCAAGCCCGTTTACGCAGCAGCAACAAATGCAGCAGCCAGAACAAGCGCCAATGGAACAACAACCTATGCAATAAGCTTGACAAGTGAGTAATTTCGGGTAATATCGCCCAAAATCCTTACCCGTGGGATTCACGGGGCAAATTCTTTGAGGAAA